CCAGCATTAGTCATTTGCCCAGCTGCTGTTAAGTTGCAGTGGAAAGCTGAAGCAATGCGCGTGTTGGGTATACGCGCTTCAGTGTTGGAACATCGAGCCCCGAAGATGCTTCCCAGGATGCTGTACAGTCCCAAGTTGGTTGTTATCAACTACGACATATTACAATCCTGGTCCCCATTCTTAAAGTCCATTGGATTTCGTACTATTATACTGGACGAGATCCAGTACACGGCCAACCTCACCAAGCGTACTAAGGCATGTTTGTCCCTGTGTCAAAACATACCACATGTCATAGGGTTAAGCGGAACGCCGTTGCTCAATCGTCCTATAGAATTATTCTATGGTTTGTCCATGATAAGTCCAAAGATATTCAAGTCACGTTGGGCTTTCGGACAACGCTATTGTGGACCCAGGCGTACTCCGTGGGGATGGGAATTCAAAGGGGCAACAAACACTGCGGAGCTGCACAAATTGTTGTCAACTACTTGCATGATCAGGAAGCGTAAGACTGAGGTCATGTCCCAACTTCCACCTAAGGTGCGCCGAGTTGTGACACTTCCTTTGTCTAATCCAGCTGAGTATCATCGTGCTAGGGTGGACTTCCTCAATTGGTTGAAACAAGAGGATCCAACTAAAGCTGAACGAGCAGCTAAGGCCCAAGCGCTTGTAAAGATTGGTTACCTATTACGCTTGTCTGCCAAGTTGAAGCTCAAGTATGCTGTGGATTGGATCAATGAATTCCTAGAGAACTCGGACGAGAAGTTGGTTGTTTTCGCTGTGCATACGAAGTGCATTGATGCCCTTCAACGTCGTTGTATGTACAAGTCGGTCGTGATAGATGGATCGGTGACAGGGAAGGACAGAAACGCTGCGGTTAACTTGTTTAGGAATGATAATTCTGTCAGGTTGTTGATTGGAAACATACGCGCTGCCGGAGTTGGTGTTGATGGACTACAAATAGCTAGCAATGCGGCATTCGTCGAACTACCTTGGCAACCTGGCGCTGCTCTGCAAGCTGAAGACAGAATACACAGAATCGGGACCCGTAGCAAAGCTTGGATCTGGTATCTTGTAGCACATAACACGGTGGAATCCAGATTGTGTAACATATTACAGCGCAAGCAAAACATGTTATCATCAGTGTTGGACGGTGGAAAGGTTGCTGGTGACCTAGATATATTCGACAAACTTATGAAGGAGATAGGAACCGAATTCGATTCCTAACCCTTTTAGCCCATGCGACTAATACACTACCCAAAAACCCTTAACTAGCTTTGGGAAATCCAACAATGGCAACGCCGATACAATCAATCCGGCAACACTGCATAAACTGCTCGGGAGGGTCTAGATCTGAAGTCCGCCAGTGTCCTATTCAGGACTGTCCCTTGTATCCTTTCAGGTTAGGTAGGAATCCGAATTACAAACCTCGTCAGTTAACTGATGATCAACGGCAAGCAATTTCTGACCGATTTCACAAGAATTAGCGAAGGAGAATTTGATTATGTTGACAAAAGAATGTGTTTTGAGAAGCATTCAAGAGGGCAGGGAATCCCAGTGTCTTGATGGACGTGATTACTTCAGACTGGCTGACTTCTTTGACAGAGAACTGGACTGGTTGATACTTGGTGTTGTGTTAAAGGAGGGGGTTATTCCACCTAAGAGGATGGAGTGGTCCGAAGAAAACATCAAGCTCCGATTGAAGAACGACTTGGCGTTTGCATTTGAAAAAGCACTCAATCGGAGAGGCATCTCGGCTTTGCTCATGTACGAAGTAGTCAAGATGTGGCTTTGGATTTTGGAAGACCCGCTGCAACACATGAAGGAATATGCTATGTATGGTCTGCCACTGCTCAAAGCTGTTGCTGTCAAGTATGGGTTTGAAAACCCAATTGGAGAGATGCGTGGAGATGAACAAGTATTCTGTGAAGAAGATTACATATGAACCTCAAGGAGTTCCTCAACGAGCATCATGTGAAATATCGTGAGGGCGGAACACATCAGCACGTCCGTCATGGATGGATCGGGCTACAGTGTCCATGGTGCAAAAGCTACAAGTGGCATCTTGGTGTACGTCTTGCTGATGGATTTACTAGTTGCTGGCGGTGTGGGCGTCATGATTTGGGTCAGGTTCTGCACACACTTTCCAATGCTGCTTGGCCTTCCATTGTGGAAGTAACCAAGCAATTACGGGTTTTTCAGAAACGCAGGGAGGGGAACAGACCAGCTTCAGACTTGAGACTGCCTACTGGCGTAGGACCCTTATCAGAACCCCACAGAGCCTATCTGAAGGGTAGAGGATTCGATCCCGAGTATATTGCCGGCACTTGGGATGTGAAGGGAATTGGCTTATCCAGCAGACTTGCTTGGAGGTTGTTCATTCCAATCACACTTCACAATAAGATGGTGAGTTGGACTACTCGGTCGATTGGTAGTGGTGCTTCACGTTATTTGTCAGCAAGTCCAAACGAGGAGTCGTTTCCTCATAAGAAGGTCTTGTACGGTGCTGACAAGGCCAAGAACACAATCGTGGTTGTTGAGGGTCCTGCCGACGCATGGGCCATCGGTCCCGGAGCTGTCGCTGTGTTTGGGTTGGAGGTTTCAACTGTGCAGTATCGAGAGATCAGCTCCTATCCAACACGGGTTATTTGTTTCGATAACCAACCAGTTGCTGCTAGGCGGGCCGACAAGTTAGCCAGTAGGTTGTGCAAGGAGCCTGGGGACACTTACATTGTTAGGTTGGAAAGTGGTAAGGATCCTGCTGATTCCGATCCTCAAGAGTTACTACAAATCCGGAAGACTTACCTAAATGACCTAAACGAAAAACCTTAAAAGGTGCTATTTGGGATAAACTATTAGGTGCCTATAATATACTACTCTGGTGTGTACACCACCCATGTAACACCATGTGTGAGAGAATGGTGTCTCTGAAAACTTGGACCTTCCGGGAATTACGAGTACCACTCATGAGTTGTTCGCCGGCTCTAGCACCAGATAGACCAAGGACAGCCGCCGAGTTTGAAGGTCCCCAGCTTGCCAGGGTCTGTCTAGTTCAGACGTCATCCTGTCAATCAAAATATGAGCCTGGTGGTGCCTCATCTTCAACCACCAGGCTCATTCTTTGTTATTTACGTGGATACAGTCAAATAGCAGGAATACGCCATGAGAAAACCATGTCTACACAAGTCAAAGGGAAGCGCTTCGAAGCAAGCAACAGGATTCTTGGTTTCGAAGTTCGATTTAGACATGGCTAAGGTGATACGAAACAGCCTGATCGTCAACGGAGTGATAATCGGGAAACAGCATTATATGTGGACAATCAAGGGAATAGCCAGTCGCGTCTTCGAACTCCGTCAGCGTTTCGCTGAAGATGAGATTCGAGAAACTTTCGACTGGCTATTCAACCACTGGAATGACAGGTACACGCCTCGTCTTTATCGTCCCGACGATGTACTCAAGTTCAGGCAGTTTCAAGATGCCAAGAACAGGTCCATCAGCCGGGGCGAGCGGACAAGTGCAAACGCCAAGTTGTTCCTGATGGAGCGTTTACATGGCAAGTAGGACTGGTACAACCGCTTGCCATTGACTTAAGTACCGTAGCCAATTCCGGTCATAGAGATAATAAGGGATTGTCGTATGAAACTCAAGACGTCAATCGCCAGTTTTTATCTTCAGGCCTGGAGCTACCGAAGGGGTGGAGGCAACGCGTCGGTAACTGCGCCCGCGTCACATCGGGGTACCCGAAAGTCCGGTGATCAGGTTGAACCCTCCTGCCCGGCCCTCACGTCTGTGAACAACAGATTCCGGGTCAGCCGATTGGATCCCCGCACGAGTGAAAAGCTTCGTGCGATGGTAGTGCTAAGTAGCTACGCTATTGGTCCTATATTTTCTAACAACTTTAGTCTTACTACATGTTGTGGTTTCTACATAGTTTCTATGTAGATTTCCTCCTGTCTTGTTGTAGACTACTTGTTGTTAGATGACCAAGAAGGCGACCTGTCAAGAGGTGAGGCCAAAAGGGTCGCAGTGTACACCACACGTCAGGGAAGGTTCAAGCACATGGTAGACAAGGAATATGATGGTAAGGTATTAACGGAAAAGGTTGAGTTGTTGGTATCGTTGGCAAAGGTCTATGATAAGGACTTGGATAAGGACGTGATACAAATCATGTACGATGCTTTGTCCGACATGGACTTGGAAACAATGAAATCCGTGGTCAACTGGACCGTTAGACATAGCAGGTATATGCCAACAGTTGCCGACATGTATGAATGTGCAGACAGGTTGCGAGAAGAGCGTAGAATGACTGCACAATATGGATACGATGTTCACAAAGTAGTTAGTTGGCTGGAGAAGAACAGGAATTGGAAATATTCGGACGGGTGGTGTAGTCAGCAGATGGTTGACGAAGCCTTGGTATCTCTTGGTATGGAGCCGGGATCAGTGGATTCGGACGATGTATGAAAGCCAAAATGTATGGTGCAGGCTCGGACATTCGTCGCGTGTTGTACGGGATGGTAACAAATCAAACCGTGTTGTCTCGTATTGCTGGGCAATGGTCTGGCCGTGGTTTATTCAACGACAATGAAGCTGATTTGATAGGTAAGTGGTGCGTGGACCACATGAGGACCTATGGAGAGCCTCCAAACGGGCAGATAAAAGTCATCTTCGACGAATGGGCAAACCTGCCTACTACCAATAACGAGGTAGCGGTTTTGGTGGATAGGACGTTGAGGGCTGTCAATGAAATGTCCAATGACGAGTTGGGATCATCCAACTACTTGTTGGACCTGGCGGAGAAGCACTTCAACCGAGTAAAGCTGAAGGAGGAGTGGGAACAATCAGAACTAGACTTGGATCAGGGGAATGTAAACGAAGCGTGCAATAGGATGTCCCGGTTTAGCAGGATAAACCTTGGTCAGGGTCCGTTGATAAAACCTGGTGAGGACTTCGAACTTTGGACAGAGGCGTTTGACGAAGAACAACAGAAGTCGTTGGTTGGTTATCCAGGACGCTTGAACGACTTCTTGGGGGATGTGATGGTCAGGGACTCCTTGATAGCTTTTATGGCACCTGACAAGACAGGTAAGTCGTTCTGGTTGTTGGATGCTGCATTCCGAGCGGTACGGGGCAAAAGCAGGGTTGCGATGTTCGAGGTTGGTGACATGAGTCGTAATCAGGTGGTTCTAAGGATAGCCTCTAGGGTAACAAAGCGGCCTCGTAAGGCAGGTCCTTACGAGTTACCGGTATCTGTGACTAGAGAAGGTGAAGTCGAGCGTAAGCGTTTGGAGTGTGATAAACCGCTTGGTCCTCGGGAGTCGTTCAGGGCATTCAAAAGGTTTTGTGGAAACATGGATTTGTTTCGACTTAGTTGTCATGCAAACAGCAGCATTGATGTGTTTGGTATTGAGTCCATATTGCGGGATTGGTCCAGGGATGGTTGGGTACCTGATGTGGTAGTCATTGATTATGCGGACATCCTGGCACCTCCATCTGGTATTAGGGAGGTGTTGGACCAGGTTGATTCCACATGGAGGCACCTTCGTCGTTTAAGTCAGGAGTTTAGTTGTTTGGTGCTCACAGCAACACAATCGAATGCTGCTGCTTACACCAACAAGAGATTGACGTTAGGAAAACAGCACTTTTCTGGTAGAAAGACCAAGTTGGCTCACGTCAATGGTATGGTGGGTTTGAACGTCACAGACAAGTTTCGTAGAGAGGGGATTACTGGTGTAAATTGGGTGGTCCGCAGAGAAGGACGCTATAGCGAGTCTAGGATGTTGTTGGTGGCTGGTTGTTTGGCAATCTCAAACCCGGCCATGAAGTGCATCGAATGAATCTTGTTCAGTGTAGCGGTAAATTCTTCCGAGTTACTACTCGACAACAAAACGAAGACCTATAATAATGTTGTGGTGGGCAAACCTGCCCTGAAAAGTTTCTTGGAAGTTTTAGCAACGTAGGGAGAAAGTACATGTTTACGATTGGTAGGGAAGACGCAGTTGCTCTTTGTATTGGCATCGGGCTGAAAACAGCCCGTAATTGGGACAAGAAGAGAATGATTGGGAAGTTGGTCGATCTGTCTCTGTCCGACGAGTACGAAGACTTGCGTATCGAGGAGGAAGAGGTTCCGGACTCTGCCGAGAGGGACCGGCTCAATGCACTGTTGGTTGGTATTCGGCAATCTGGTGGTGACATTGAAGTTGTC